CGAGCCAAAAAAGTCCTCTTTACGTTAATACTCAAAGAGGTATTTAAAGCCCTAACCGCAACCTTATAAACAACAAGCCCGGAAACCAAGGACCCAATTGTATTAACAACCCGGTCCATATTATCGGCCAAGAAAACCAAAGCCTTGGCCGCAATTCCCCCTCCCTCCTCAAACCTCAACGCAACGTCTTGCCAAGCATTGCGGACCCTCTCCAACGCGGCTCCAACGTTATCCAATTGGGCCTCTTGTTGGTCCAACGCAACGGAGGTCCCCGTTACTTTCTCGGTTAGTTCTGCGTAAGTCCCAAGGTTTTCCTTTAGGATTTGACCCGCAACAACGGACTCCAACCCGAATAACTTAGATAACTCCGTTCCCTCAATTTGCTTTTCGTTTAACTCCTTGAGAGCGTCCGTTAAACTAAACGTCCCGTCCTTGAAACCGATTTGGGCCGCTTGGAGTTTTAGGATTACGTTTCTAAGTTGCGTCCCGGCCTCGGCTCCCTCAATCCCCCGGGAGGCCAAAACCTCAACCAATGCAACGGACTCCTCAAGGCTAATATTGGAGGAGGCCGCAACGGTTCCAAATTTCTCTATTGATTGAGCAACCAAAGGAATTGCGGCCGCTCCCTCCTTTGCTCCGGCCGCTAAGACGTTAATTATCCTTGAAGCATCGGAGGCCGGGAGTTGGAATTGATTTAAAGCGGTTGTTAATGACTTTGCAGCCTCGGGGAGAGCCAACCCTGAGGCCTCGGCTAAAATAACCGCTTGGTTGGTTACCTCAACTAATGCCTCTTTATTTTTCAAGAGTTTGGGGGCCGCGGACCCAATAACCTCAAACGCTTTAACAGCCTCAACCGCGGAAATTGTTGTTGTCTTACCAATCTCCCGGGCCGCTTGTTTGAAAAACTCAAGGTCCTTTCCTGTTGCTCCGGTTATTGCTGAAAGACTACTAACCGCTTTCCCAAAATCAATTATTGTTTTTGTTGCGTCCCTTACCGTTGCTCCAACCGCAACCAACCCGGCCAATACTCCAATTGCTTTCTTTGCAGATTTGCCAAAATCGTCCGTTGCCTTTTCTGTTTTACCCAATTGGGCCTCCGTGTCCTTGAGGGCTTTGTTGCCTTTCTCGGTCTCGTAATTGACTTGATAAATTATGTTTTTCCGGCTTATCGTTTCGGCCATTGTGGAGAATTTTTGGCCGTCTTTAAGGGGACGGGGGTTTAAGCCCTAAACATTGTAAAAATAACAAACCCCGGAGGATTTCCCCCGGGGCCTTTCACTCTAAACAAAAATCAAAAACAAATTTACGGACCCGTTTTTGAGCAACCCGAGGGAATAGATAAACGGCCCTCTTGATAAATTATCGCTTTGTATGCTTGCCTCTCATTGCTATAACAATCACAAAACAATTGTACTCCGGTACAAGAGACGCAACTAACACAAGTCTTTTTATTGCAGCCTGAAACCGCGGACATAAAAGCCAAGGCAACAAGGACCCCGGCTAACCAATTAACTAATTTTTGCGTTTTTACTGTTATTGAATTTTTCATTTTGACCTTTTTTATTTTGTGAATATTTTTTTTAGTTGGTAGTCTGTTTCTGAATCCCATTGTTAGACATTAACAATGTCCAAACGTCCTCATCTGCGGTTCATGAGGTGGCGGTTTGTTTATAGTGTTTTTGTTTTATGCAGATATGTATAGTTCAGCGATTTCCTTTAATCGGTGGAAGGTAACTTCTTCTTCCATTGTTGCAGATAGATTCAAAATTTTATCTTCGAGTTCTGCGATTCTATTTAGTAGGCTTTGAAAGTTCATGTCGTTTTGGTTTTTCTTGTTAAGCATACGTCAAAGATAACTAAAGTTTCCGTATTTGCAAACTTTATTATTGCCGGGAGAAAATAAAGAAGTTGGCAATTGAGTAATTTTTGGGGTCTTGCTCCTTTACAAAGTCCGAGTTAAAAGGGTTTGGAATGTTTCCGATTAAAGACCAATCCGGCTCCTCTCTCTCAACCCAATCCGTAAACTTGTGGTTTTTTTGGTGCGCTCCCCAATTGTTTGGGGTGTAATCAGTATTGGAGGAGTAGATAATAACAAACCTTTCCGCGGCTGCAAAAAGGGAAATCATGTATTCCAAATAAGTTTGGTCCTCCAACAAGTGATAAACAACGTCCAAGGAAATAACCAAGTCAAAGGTTTGCAACTCCGGGAAATCGAAAACTCTAAACTCCTTAGTTGGGTCGTTTCCATAAATATCCCTGCAACGTTGGACCGCGGTTGCCGAAATATCCAACCCGGTATAAAGAGGAGTCTTAATTAACCCTAATTGGTTTCCGTCTCCGCAACCAAACTCCCCAACGGATTGGACGTTATTAAGAGCAATAAACTCGGTTAGGACCTTGGCTTTGTAGTCTGCCAATTTACCGTAACTCCCGGCCCCGGAGGTCTTACCCTTGAGGTAACGGGCCTCCCAATAGTCTTTAGTGTTCATTTATTTGGGTTGTTTTCCTTGAAATAATATCCGGCCTTTTCAAACGCTCAATTGGCTCCTTGTTATGGTGTTTTTTACCCTTTGCCATTAGCCATAAATTATCTCAAAGTGTCCAAGATCGTCAAACGATTGGTCAAAAAAATCCCCGTCTCCGTCCCAATCTCCTCCCCAACGGATTGAAACGTTTAAAGGAATTGTTTGAGAGGGTCCCGGCTCCCGTAAATCGTAAAACGTTGTAATAATTACCCCGGCCAAGTAATAAAACCGAGATTTAATTTTAGCGATCTCCCGGGCCTTGGCTTTAATCTTTGAGTTTGGGGTTGTTGTAGACATTTCCAATATCTCCTCCAACTCTTTCTCCTCGTCCCCGGAGAAATTGATTGGATAGGGTGCAACGTCAACGGCCCGGGATAACGGTTGCTCCTCGGTTACTTGGTGTTTGGACTTCTTGGTTACCCCGTCCAACTTGGAGACTCCCTTTGCAAAATACTCGGCTTGCTTTTCGGCCGTCCTTGCTCCCTCCAATATGCTAAAATCAGTCTCTCGGATTGCCCGGTTGAGGACTTGTTGTAAATAGGGGTCCAAGGTGTCTCTTTCTACTTTCGATTTTTTTCCAAATTTTGGCATTACTATAATTTTAACTCCATTGATTTATAGTTTATCTCCGCTCCCAACTCCTTGAGCAAGTCCCCTCCGATTATTCCAACAATGTAATAATTATCCCGGGAGAGAAAATAACCGGAAACCGTTGAGAGGTCCATAACTCCCCAATGTCTTTTTTTGGTTAAAATGTGTCCGTTGATCTTAACCCGGTTAATAAGGGCCTCTCCCATTGCAGCGGACCCCGTTGCGGAGTGAGCCTTTCTTGTTGCGGGGGTTAGGTCAAACCCAAACTCCTTACAAAAGGTCTTGTCCAAAACAGTCCTCCCGGCTCCGGTGTCAATTAATACGTTACACTCAATCCCGTTAATTATAATTGAGGTTGAAATTTGGAAACCGTCCCCCCCAAAGTCATGTGTTTTTAATTCTCGTCTCATGTTGTTACCGGGCTTAATTTTGTTACGTCAGCACTTACCCAACGGGAGCATTTCACCCAAGGACCTCCCCCGTTGTTTTTGTTAAAACAATAAACACAAATCCCAAGGAGACCTCCGTTAAAGACCGTTGAGTTATCCCGGTAATAAAACCTCCCTCCCTCAATTAGCTCCTTGCAGCAAAGGCAACTCCGGGCCTTTCGGGTCTTAAATCGTTTGTGCATAACCTCTTATTTTGGTTTATTATCGTTTTTAAGGGCTTTTGTCCTCCCGGGTGTCTAAAGGTACTAAAACCCCTCAAAAGTTTCTCTATTCGCAAATAAATGCCAAAAAACACGGGGTTAGACAAAATCAACGGTTAAACTGTTATCTCCGTCCCGTCCTTCAATCTTATTTTATTTACTTGGTCCATATCAATAGAGCCTTTATTTCTCAAGTCTGCAATGTGTTTAAAGTTTGCCGGGTCCATGTTGGTAATTGCAAAAATTACCGCGGTAACATTCGGGGCCGTTTGTCTCTTTACTCTTTTAGTACTCTCCAACTTTCTCCCCTTGTAGGTCTTATGGACCTCCTCGTATTCAAACCCCGCAACCAATCTCTCCAACGAGGTCCTTGCTAAATCTTTAAGTCCGGTCCGAAAGGCTTT